AACACGACCACGTTGCTTGCCTTGACCCTTCATGCTAGATAGCATTTCTGCAGCTGAATTAAATTGCACAGGTGCATTAGGGTTTAATGATTTATTACCTCTAGGCCTACCAATACGCCCTGCTGTCTCAAATATTGCGCCTGGTCTAGAATTATTGTAAACATAAAATGCAGCCTTAAATCCTCTGTCGTTTGCTTTATTTTGACCTGCAGAATATTGAACCTTGTTTTTTGCTAACGCATAGTCATAAGGTGGGAATAATCTGTTTGGATCTTTGACAGTATCTAGTGATCCAGTACCTTTACCCCAGCCACTCAACACTTCACTTTGTGCAGGTAAATAACCACGTGCGCGATCTCGAACAATTAACATAGCTTGTTTAATATTCTTTGACATCTCTTTATTCAAATCTTTGTCTACATCTCGCATAGCCTTCTGGAGTTGTTTAACGCCTGTTACGACGACTGGCATTTTTAATCTCCTTTGCTCTATCGCTAAGCACCTGCACTATTGCTTTTAGCATCTCTGAGTCCATGTTAATAAACTCACTAGGCGCGATTCCAGTCTCTACACTTAAAGCAGCCACTGTGTAGAGAATGGAGTCACGCGGTACTATTTTTTTTCTTCGTCTAATACCTCGACAGTTTCTAAGCTGTCAATAAACTCTAAACCAAATATAGGTACAGTTACGTTAGCCCTACGTAAGCACTCATGCGCTAAGAAGTAAATCTCAGTCTGCCGTTCGTGGTCACGTAGGACTTTACTAATTCCTGCGCCATACTTTAACTCGAAAGCGTACTCAACACCTGGTGTTATCTTATGCTCAGATACTTCACCATTAGCCCTTGTTATCTTTAGCTTTGCCATTATTACTCCTTAGACTGTTACGTCAACTACTATAGGGCTTTGGCAGGTAAATGTAATTGACTGTGTGCTTATGTCGCCCACTGCGCCGTTTACATCTTGAGTATTGTTAACCAATACTGTTGTTTGATACTCTGGGTTAGTTGCGCTAATTGCTGCAGAAGTCTGCTTAATTGTTAGTGGCACTGTAGTACCCCATGCTGCCTGCAGTGTTGCGTTTACGTTAGCTGCTGCTGTGTCATTTAAGAAGTCAATAGTGATAGTGCTGGCTTCTAGACCCTTTGCGAACTTGTGAGCTGTATCGCCCATAGCTGTTACTTCTAATTCATCAAATGAGCGGTTAATTGTTACGGCTGTTACGTGATCGCTTAGGGCGACACTGTTCAGCGTGACAACAACGCCATTACTTAGATAGATTGCCATTATTCGTTGTCCTCATCTTTCTTAGCCGCTGGTCGTTTAACCGCTGCTGGTTGGTCGGTAATCTGGCCTATTTTGACCAGAAAGTTATGCTCTTCTTCTGTTAGTCCTTTATAGCTCATGTTAACTCCAACTCGTTAGGATTGATACTGTTATCTCAGATACTAGCAAGTCGCCACTAGCTGCGTTGACTATAGCAGGTGCTGAAATAGTAGATATGTTTAAAGTAAGACTTGATGCTGCTAGTTTAGTTACTACTGCTAATATAAAGTTTTCCATGCCTGCGAGATTGCCTTGATTGTCAAATGCTGGTGTAGTCATAAGAATTTTAAAGTTAGCCATCGGGCTTATAGTTATGTAATCATTATTGCTTGGCGTAAGATACGGATCGCCAGGTGTTACCACAACGCTATTAGCCAGTAGTGTGGCTGGTGGAAAACTAAAGGTGGACCACACGCCAGCGTTTGCTAAGTCTGTTGCTAGTGTGCTGCGTAATGTAGTTATTGCGGCTGGCATTAGCCGACCAGTGAATTAGGGCTTGAGTACGGTTGGATGAGGCCTCTGACCCTGTTAATGAGCTGGTATCCCATACGATAAGGACTTGCAGATACCCCATCCATACCTACCCCACCTGTTTGACTGACTTGCCTGGATTGCCAGACGTCAACGGCCACTATCATCGCGGCCTCTCTTATGGCAGGGGTCGCAGTGTAAGCCTGTGCTTTATGCTCTGGGCCTAGCGCCCGACCGTACGGTTTAATAAAATGGAATGGATCGTCTGCAGCTACTTTGGCGTATTGAATAATGCTGTAGCCGTTAGGGTATGAACTAAATGCGTATGTACTCCAGAATGCTGTGCCAATTGATGCTGGCACGGTAGTACCAGGGAACGAGCCTGTTAAAGTGTATGTGCCGTTATAAGTTGCGCCACAGTTACTTACCGCTATTGATTGACCAGTCACAAAGATTCCTGGGTTTGCTAATACTAAGGTCGCTACGTTGTTACTTATAGATGAGCCAACTACTGGTGCGTCGTTATGCCAAAGATAGGCACCGATTAAATCTTCTGCTGTTTGGCAGCACTCCTCGACTGTAGCGTCTGTATATAAAGTGCCAATTCCTAAATTTGTGCGCAACTCTTGCATTGTCACCATAACAGCGGCCATAGGTTCCTCTCTTGTAAAACTCCCCTGGGGCTAGGGCTACTAAACCCCAGAGGATTATTAAATTAACTAACTTATTAGGTTAGGTTGAAGCGGCGAACGCCACCCTGCACTAATACACCGACGGCCATGTAACCATATAGCGCCGTCTCGATTTCGCCTGAGGTTGGGATGTTTGTGCTGAGGCGTAGGATTGGTGACTCGTAAATTGATACTGCTGATGGCACCACAATGAAAGCGGATTCATCAATAACTGTTGACACAGCATTTGGATCCACATACAAATCAAGTCCAAGCACATTACCACGCAAACTGCGAGGGCTGGCTTGACCTGCTGCGTTCATTGGCTGTGAAGCTGTGTAGATTGGGCGGTCAGTTGTGTCCTTAGCGCCGATCAGCAAGTTCCATTGTCCAGTACCAGCGATGTATGCAGTTGCTAGTTCACCTGTTGCGAGATATGCAGCTGGTGCTTGCTCTGCTACGTAAGCAATGATTCCGTTAGATGTTGCAGCCTGTGGGTTAGCTTGTGCGCCACCTGCTGTAAGGGCTGCAATGACAGCGGCATCTGTAGCCTTGTTGTAGGCTCGTGTCATGTTATCAAGCATAGCTGCAAAGAAGTCAGGACTTGATCTTTCAAGGACCTCTAAACTGTAGCGTTGTAAACCAGCGTATTTCTTAACTGTTAGATTTACATAACTTGAAACAATACCTGTCTCAGATGGTGCTGCAGCTTCTGCTGTTTCAGCAACTGTGCCTGATGTAGTGATCTTAGGTACTGAAATTGTCATACCTGCTGCTGGAAGCGCTCTTGTACCGATCGCATCTATTGCTGGGCGTGATCCGATAAGCGTATCAACTACTGTTGGCACAAACTGTGTCGGATTAAATGCTGGGTTAGTTGTGAAACTGTCATCTGCGGCAGTTAGGTACCTTGCCACGTCGGCTTCTGCTTTCATTACCCATTGTGCAGACTCGTTATTGCCTAATCTTGCTTTAATGCTGTGTTCTAGCATGTGGGCTTGTGTTCTAATTGGTGAGCGAGGCTCTGTATAGAAGGATGCACTAATTGTTGGGCGTGCGGCCTCTACTGGAGCAACCTCTACCACTGGTGTTACTGTTGGCTCGGTGGTATTTTCCACTTGTGCCTCACTTTCCGTAGTTGGTTGATTTGTTGCATCCGCTTCGCCTTCGCTAGCGGCAACTTTAGTTACCTGTGCTTCTGTGAATGCTGGTGACTCGACCAGGCTTACTTCCTTAAGCGTGGCACTGGTTACGTATATGTAATCCTTCTTCTGTTGGGACTTAATTACGTCTACTCCTACAGACAGGCCATCAATTAGCTGCTCTTGCGCCAAGACCAAAGCATCTGCGCCTTGCATACTTGCGCTGATCTTAAAGCTAGCGTAAATGCCGTCTTCCTCTTCGTTAAATTTCTGCATGCGGCCAATCGGCTTATCATTGCGGTGCTGCATAAGCATTTTAACTTTGCCAGGGTCGCCTATTGCGATGCTGCCTTTAGCAAATACGACTTTACCGACACTGGTATTACCAGGCGTCTCGAATGGCACAATTTTGCCAGCGATGATTCTACGCTCACCGTCTGCGCTTTCTATCTGGCTATTGAACGTAAGTAACATCGCCACTCTCATTTCCGTTAGGTGTTAGGTCTTCCATTTCTTTAGCTTGATCTAGGTCTATAAGTCCCAGGGTTAGCATCTTCTCTATTGTTTCTAGTCTTGCCTTGTCGTCTGATCGTAAGAAGGTCTCTGAAATATTAAAGCGCACAATATGTCCAGCCGCCGTAATATCATTCATGCTCAGCCTGTCCTCAATTGCGCAAATGTAAGGTTGTAGGCTGTAAGCAACAAATTCTTTACGACCGTCAATGATGTTTTGGTAGGTCATACTATTATTCATGTCGGCTGAAATATAATAAGCTGGCACGTTCATAGCGCGTGCAATTTGTGTGGCCAAGTACTGCGATGCCTCGTTGTACATCATGTCTTTCGGGCTAAATCCAACAGTCTCGTAACTTAATGTGCTAGTCAGGTAAGCAGTAGATCTTGATTGCCGCGCTGCCTTCCAGGCTGCAAGTAATCCTTGTACTTGTGACTCTGGCATATCAGCACCTGTATTTTTGATGAAGCCAGTCGCCATCGGAGTTTGTGCAGCTACTGCTGCGGCTTTCTCTAAATCAAGTGCGCTTTGTATTGTGCGGCCTGCGGTTTGTAATACGCCCTGTGTAAGTCCCTGGAATGTGACAAGACTGCCCACACCAACCATCGGTACTTTTTGACCGTCTACTGTGTAGTAAATAACTTCTGTGCCTAGTTGATTTAGTTGTGCAACTACACGTGTATTAGCAATCCACTCAAATCTTGATGGTCTTAAGTCATCCGCATACACTTCTGTAATACGCCAGAAGGCCTGTCCGTAAAATATTAATGAATCGACAGTCCACGAGATAGTGACGGATCGTGGCTGTCTTATATC